TTAGCAGGCTATCATATCAGAATTATCTTTGTGTTTTTCGACAACTTTCTTAACACTTGATTCGTGCCAAAATACCTCTTTGTCACTTACCTTGATAGGTTGTGGAATTTCACCATTCTTAATCATGCGATAGAATTTAGTCCGACCAATAGACATTAGCATCATAAACTCTTTAGCACGTACACGACGATCAATTTCCATTCACCCCTCCTTACTTTCCGCTTTAACTTCTTTCAGTGATTCAATTGACTTAATCCAACTTAAAATGTGTGGCTTTGTTATTTCATCCTGACCGTGAAACCAGTAAAACTTTTTATCTTTTTCAAGAACAAAATAAGGCTCACCAGATCCATTAGGCACAAGAAAATAATGGGTAGCACCTTTGGGTGCTGATTCAAGTATTTCTAATTCACTCATCCCTCAGATCTCGATTCTCTTTTGCAAACAATGCTTCTGCACCATCTTCAGTAAAGCCAATATCTATTAAGAAAAAACCATGTGGTGCAATCGGATCCCACTTAGACAAATCGGCAGAATCCATAATTTCTTCAAATAGATCTTCTGAAACACTTCCTTCTAAATAAAGTCTAGTGGTCACAATATTGAAGTGCTTTTTCAGTTGATTCCAATCTTCTTGACTAAACCATTCTTGGTCAGCGTGGTTATCATTTATATATTTGAGATAATCGGGATGTGCCCAACAACCCATTTCATCCCGGATGATCTCAGTTGGTTTTAATTGATTAATCATCCCTCAGCTCCCGATTCGCTTTCTAAAAACCACTTCACACCACTATGAATGAACTTATTGTCCACTTTCTGATTACCAATTTTTGCTAAATTAAACTGATTGCTTGTACCCTGAATAACTGGATATTCACCAAGATTTGTACAGTTCTTATAAACGAAATTATCAATCTCAGCCCATGTTTTGCACATAAATCGGGTTAGATCTAAAACTCCCTTAGGCACCAAAACATAACCCTCTGGCACCGCCTGAGCTTTGGCTTTTACTTGCCATGCGTACCAAGCTCCGTTGATAAATGATTCTGCACATGAGTTGAATGGTAAGTTGTAGAAATCACCATTAAAATGAGATTTTTCTTCATTTAGTATTTCTGCAATTTCAGACAAGTTCTCAAACTCACTTCTTAACTTATTCAAATCTGTCATGCTGCCACCTCAAAGCCTTGAGCCTTTAAATACTGTTGAATTGACTTGATAATATTTTTCAGCCAATTACGTTCTTGATGTGCTCGCGTTCTTGCCAGCGAAGTCACTAGATATTCGATGTTGTCCATCAACAGAAATCTTTCTACTTCCTCAACCCAATGACCACCCCAGTAAGCCGTCCATGCTTTATCCCAACAGCGAATGACTACTTGAGATCTATGCTCACCGTACCAAGTAACAAACAAATCAATTGGATCTATATTGTTTTGAGAAGGAATGCGATAAATCCGTGTTTCTTTAATTTCCATCATTTTTTAGTCCTCACGCATTGCCTTGTGTGCCAATTAAAGAATGCTTGCGACTACTACAAGCGCTAACTATTTCAGCTTCACAATCAGTACCTTTGAACTGTGAATAGATGATTCCAAGTTCAGCAACATCTGTAGTTGCATTGATGCGCTTGATAGCTTCATCAAAAGCAGCTTGAAGCGCTTCTTCTTGGCTGCGACCATCGTTAAGCCAAGCAATGAGCTTTTCGCCAGTTTCCTTTGTGATTACTTCGCCTGTTGGATTAAAAAGTTTGGTCCGGTCTTTTGTGGGGATTGCAAATTTATTTTCATGCAACATATCGAGTGAAACGGTAAGCTCATACTCATAGCCTTCACGCTGCTCAGCTTTCATGCCAAGTTTGATAACTTTTCCTTTTTCACCTTGTACAGTCTCAGTTTTTGCACGAGTTGTAGTGATAATGTGCATATCTGTTTGAAGAATCGCGTCAATAAATTTGCGGTGACGTGGTGTGGTTTCTGACCAAGCTGACCAAGTGTTACCTTTAAAACGTTTAGCTGCTTCATCGTTGATTTCCAAACATCCACCAGTTCCAATCCATTCATGACTAGCACTATCAATGATAAGAACTTCATAGCCCATGTTATGTGCTGCATGGATCGCGCCTGCAAAGCGTTCAGGGCTATAGGGTGGCTTTAATGGCAATGTGTCAAAGTTAAATTCATTTGCATATAAAGATGCAGATTCATTTTCTGTATCAATAACCGCAATCTTTTTGCCAAGACTTGAAGCCAACACAAGGGCAGAGTAGGTTTTACCCGAACCACTGGCGCCATTAAGATTTAGCTTAAGCTTTGCTTTTTTACGTTCAGCTTTAGTGAAAGAGAACTGTTCTTTGCTTTGCATGTTCATCTTTAATCACCTTTATATTTAGAATTTGAATAAATCGGAGACAATTCACGAGTCGTTTCGTCTTTCTTAACTACGACTTGATTAACTGGTCCGCATTTGTAATTTGGTTCTTTCTCGCCGATCGGTGTGCAGTGCTCTAGAGTTAATGCCCATCTTTTCCAAGATTTTGAAAGGGCATCCCAGTAGAACATCTGATCTTTATTTGCTTTCAATTTCCAATCGCTGCCACCGAAAGTGCTGTAGTGAGTTGCTTCATCTTCTTCACCAACACTAAAACCAAATTGTTCAAGAAATTCTGTATTGAAGAAAAAGCCCATACACACCTCACGCTTTAATAGTCGCTAAAAGGTTTGCAGTGTGTAGACGCTCCATTTCTGCAATCTTGCTTTGCCAGTTACGGTATTCTTTAGAGTCGATGTCACCACATTGGAAGGCATATTCCACTGCACCAGCTAACAGTTCAGGATGCTTGCTTAAGTCTTTCAAAAGCTTTGACTCAGTAGCAGCATCAAACGAGATATTGGCTAACATATTCATGAGTTAGTACCTCGTATCTTTCTGAGTTGATCTACTGCCTTTTTAACGTCGTCTTCTGAGCGATATGCGCCATATTGGACATGCAGCTTATCTGCTGAATCATTTGTAAAAGTGCAGTGGTCATATCCAGTGCTATAGAAGGGTGAAATGAACCAGTAAAGATCACCTAACTTCGGCTCAAAAGGCTTCGGCAGCTCAAGTTCAAGCTTGATGGTTTGGGGTTTGAGGCGGAAATCAACACGAACATTATCAAAAATATCAAGATTGTATTTGCTCTCATCTAAGTCATACCAGTTGACACAATTTACATTCTTGATTTGAATATCAACTCCATTAGCCCACGCAAGCTTTGCCTCCGCACCGCTAATCAAGGCTGGGGCTTGGGGTTTTATAAAGGTATCTTTACCACCCGTAACCAAAGTAGAGTAATCAATTGGTTTACAAGGATTTGTCGCTACAAATTCATTTTTCATTTTGTAGTTATCCATGAGAGTGCTCCTTGTAAAACTCATCTGCAAGTTCTACATAGTCAGAAGTTGATTCATCCCAAACCATTAACAAATGCTTGCGACCACATGTGTAGTAATGCTCAGCAAGTTCTTCTGTTAGGTTTCCATCTGTATCCCATGTTTGGCTATAAACATTACGGTAAAGGCGAGGGTGAACACTGTCACAACCTTGCTCACAAGCCCATTCTTGGGTTTCAGTAAGAGTGGGTAATTTAAAAATAGGTTTAATGTTCATCACTTCACCCCCTCAACCTTAACGCGGACATACATGTTCTGTTTTGCTTTGAGTTCGTTGACGTGTTGCTCGTCGGCACAGCCTTTTAGGAATGCAAATACAATGAAGGTGATAACCCAGAAAGCCACGAATGCTTTCGAGCCATCCCTAAAGGCTTGGCTAAACTTGTACTTTTCAATTCTTTGATTCATAATCTTCTCACTCATTGAGTAGCCCCGCATCCGCCAAGATTGTTCGGGGCTTTTTATTGGTTGGTGAGATAAATATAAGAAAACTTAGTTTTATTGTCAATAAGAAATCTTATTTTAATTTAAGAAAGCTTACTTTTATGCTTTAATAGACAAAAGAAAACCCACACGGGGTGGGTTGTATGGAGTTTGTTAAAATGAATGAAAATCAAAGAAAAGAATTGAAGTGCCTGTTATGGTTTACTGTTTTCTTTAATTTGCTCACCCTTATTTGTATGATCATTTTTTCCATTAAACACTTCTGAATAAAAATCAGAAATAGGCTTTAAGGATGTTAAAGTTGTTAATATCAGTGTAACTATCAACAAGATAAATGCTGGAACAGTTGTCCAGTGGTGTTTTGATGATTCCTTAATTTGCCTCATTAGCAGCTCATTGCTAATCAATTGAATAGTTGGCTCTCTTATAAAACCCTCATGGCTTTCGCCACTCAAAAGCTTTACTAATTCCTCATCAGTTAGCGCTTTTATTTGATCATAGGAAAGGTCAAGCATATTTAGATCGGGCATTTCTAAAACTTTTGTTTTCATTGCATCTGCCTGATCCATAGATTGAATATTTTTATCAAAAACTTGATTGTAAGAATTATTTCCACCACTAGACATACTTTTTACAGCTTCTAGTGTCAATCTACCAATTTGTTTAGGTTTAACTTTGTCACTCATCTTCACCCCTTCCTAAAACATTGTAATAACTGTGTCGGGTTCACAGTTTATTAATCTTTTGTGTTATTAATTTTCTGTCCTAGCTTTCCTTCTTTTACCAACTGCACGACCTGCTCATTAGTAAGCACAGGAATAAAGACTTTGTCGCCAATATCTTTAGAAAGAATCTTTACTTCTTCGGCTGTTAGCACCAAAGCTTCACCATGTTTCGCAGCATCATTGATGCGAGCAATAATCTGATTGATTGGTAGTTTTGAATTGTCCATAAGTCTTCCTGTGATTAATGCGAATAAGGATGTTCTTGTCTGTGCTGACTTGGCGGCACGATATCTGTAATAGCGGTAATACTTTCAACTTCATCCATGTCAAAAGATAGGCGTTCGCCACCATTAACAGCCAACAAACTCAAAACCCCACCATTTATTCCAACAAATTCCTTAATTGTGCAGCGTCCATCCTTTAAGCACACTTGTACAAATTCAGTTGGAACCGGTTCAGCATCTGGATCGCAAACTACATACCAGCCATTACGAATTGCTGGAAACATGGAGTCGCCAGTGCCTTTAATGCCATAGGCTCGTGGACCTGCTGTATGAGTTGGAACATAGCCATCCCCAGCATTTCCATCGTATCCCATATCTGTGAAATACCCATCCATTCCCATTTTTGAATAGGCTTTAACTGGAACATATCTTTTTTGTATAGGGAAAGGCTTAGCTGGCGCTTGAACAAACTTAACGGCATCTTCACTATCTGGAATATTGTATTTTTTCTTAAACGCTTCGATATCTAGAACATTTAATTGAACAGCATTGTTGTCCAATTGAGGACCACTTTCATCACCATTTGTAATATACGAAGTGGACACACCAAAATAAGCGGCCATTTTACTTAAAGGATCAGCTTTAGGTGCATATGCATCTTTCTCCCAACCAGTGACATTAGGCGCACTAACCCCGACGATTTTTGCCAAATCGCCTTGAGTTAATTTCTTTTCTCTTCGTAAGGCGCGAATACGCTGACCCATAGTTTCTAGTTTCTTCATATAAGTTATCTTACATCTTGCAAAAATAAGTTATCTTTGTTTTAATACTAAGAAATCTTATTTTTGAGGTTGAGCAAATGACCAAACAGGAAGCTTATAAGTTGCTTGGTGTGAATGGTGTTGGCTTAGCAAAGTTATTAGGAATTGAGCCACCTGCTGTTTATCAGTGGCCTAATGAAAAAATCCCTTTAGCTCGCGAATACCAAATCAGAGACTTAGCAAGTGGCAAAGAGCCAATTAAACGAACTAATGCAACCGCTTAGGAACTAAACCATGAGCAAAGTATCAACCGAATTGAGTGCAAGGGCTAGAAATGAAGTTTCTAGAGTTTTGCAAGCCCTTGCATCAAGCAATCAAAGTCAGGTTGCTGAACAGTTGGGGATTGATCCAAGCACATTATCACGAATGAAAAATGATAGAAAATCCAATGGCTTGACTGAGCTTGAGAACTGTTTAGTGCTGTTGGACATTCTTGGATTTAAAACTGTCCTCAAGAAATATCGAATGATTAGCGAGGAAAAACTAAATGCGCTTTTTGTGATGTCAAAAGCGTGGATGGAAAGCAAACAAACAATTGACGATCTTTTTCAAGATGACATTGAAGATTTCGGCATGTGTTTTGAGCTTGGATATAAAGAAAAAGCCTGATTTCGTGGATCAGGCTTAGTGTTCAATCGGAGAAGGACCAAATGAACTATCAAATATTAGCAGACATTGAACTAAATCGGAAGATTAGTTTGTTTCAAAAAGCGGTTGAGGCTTATGCAATAGAACGCAGTTTAAAAAACTCGGTTGCTGTAGCTGAGGCTAAAAGTAACTTGGAGCGTCATTACTATGAATCCTACAGCTTTGCGGTTCATAAGGGAGTATGAGCATGAAGTTTATGAAGGTGCGAAATATGCACGCCAGTATGGTGATCTTCAAAGGCTTTACGATGCTTCAAGTGATGAATTCTTCATTGAAGAAATCAACGATGCTTATGAAGAGTTTAAGAGGAGCTTGGTATGACTAGTTTTATTTCTAATGCATTCCAGATTCCTAATGACCTAATAGATAACGGACATATGGCTAAGATGAAGGGTGCAGCTTTGCCTTGTTATCTTCTCATTGTTCGTAAAACGCGTGGCTGGAATAAACAAGCAGATAGCATCAGCCTATCTCAGTTTGTAAAAGCAACTGGATACAACAAGGATACTGTACAAAAAGGCCTATTAATTTTGGAAGAGATGGGTGTAATTATCCGCCTTGAAACTGACAAACAAATTAATGAATGGTCTCTAACTGACCAGATAATTACCACTGAAAACCATACTAAAAATTCGCCTAGCGAAAATTTAGCTATGCTAAAAAATAGTACGGAACCATACGAAAATTTAGTATCAAACCATACTAAAAATTCGCCACACAATAACAATAATAAAAACAAAGAAAAACAAGGGGTGGGTTACTCAGAAAACTTTGAGAAGTTCTGGTCTGCATATCCAACTTGTAAACGTAAATCAGACAAGTCTGGCACTTATAAAACTTTCACAAAGCATGAAGGAAGTTTTGCGATTGAAACACTTCTTTCAATTCTTGAAAAACAAAAATCTGATGTCTCTTGGACAAAGCAGAATGGTGAGTTCATTCCATCACCTAGCGTTTGGCTAAACCAAAAACAATGGGAGAACGATTTTTGGTTTCAGGTCAACAGCCCTGGGGTAGCTCCTGATTTCTCTAATGCCCAATTGCAATATGGAGACTGGTAATGAGTACAAACATTCAAAATATGACAATTGAGCAGAGTGTGCTAGTCGCTTTGATGACAGTGAGCCATTCCCTAGAGGTTGTCGCAAATGATCTTACCGAAGAACATTTTTACGCTGGTCGTCACAAGATTATTTACAAGGCAATTGTTGAGCTTGCTAATGCTGATAAGCCATATGACTCAGTATTTGTCTGCAAGCATCTACAAGAGCGAAATCTTCTCAATGATATTGGTGGAGAAGAGTATTTAATTGAACTTAACAGTGCAGTTGGTAGCGTACACCACCTGGAATATTTTGTTGCTGAGTTGAATAAACTTAAGCAGCATCGCGAAGTTGAAGATATTGGTCTCTCGATTGCGGAGTGCGCTAAAGATCTGACTATCACTGATGTTTACTTGGCTGCTGAGAATTTATTTAGTTCATCTAGTAATTCTATTGAGCAAAAGCAAACAGGTTTTGATTTTAACCAGGCTTTAGAAAAAACACTTGAGCGATTTGAGAAAAAGATTGCTCAGAAAGAACAAAAGGGCTTCATAGGTGTTCAGTTCAATATTCCTCATCTTGATAATCTTTTGGGAACAATTGAAAAGGGTCATTTTTGTGTAATTGGTGGTCGTCCGGGCAGTGGTAAATCAACTCTTGCTCAGATGTGTGCAATGCAAACTGCTAAGCGCTACAACATGCCTGTTTTATTTATCTCTGCTGAGATGGACACACCAACCCTAACCAACCGCATGATCTCGGCATTAGGTGCAATCCCGTATAACAATCTTCACAACGGTGAAATCTATGACGGGATGTTTGAGAAGCTTACTGCAACTATTGCTCAATTTAGAAACCTGCCAATTTTTATTGAAGAAAAGCAAAAGCCAACGATTGCTGAAATCCAAAGTTATGCGCGCAAAGCGAAGCGTAAGTACAAGGCTTTGGGCTGCATCATTGTTGATTATATCGGCTTAATCCGAGACCCATCTAAGAAGGATCGCGTTCAAGAAGTTGCATCAATCAGTCGTGACTTAAAAGCTATGGCAAAAGAGTTTGATTGCCCAGTAATTGCATTGGCTCAACTTAACCGTGGAGCAGAAGGACACAAGCCAGTAGCAAGTGATCTTAAGGATTCTGGACAGATTGAACAGGATGCAGACCAAATTATCATGGTCCACCCATTACTCGAAAAAGAGACAAATGCACCTACAGGCGTAACTGAATTGATCATTGCTAAAAACCGTCACGGCAAGCGTGGATCTGTAAATGTTCAGGACCGTTTAGATATTTGTCGTTTTGTTGGCATGTCATTTCCAGTGGAAGAGAGAGGTGCAGCGTGAAAACTTTAAATAGAACAAAGAAATTAAACTTTGATGACCAGCTTAGCTTACTCGTGTTTGGCTGTCATGCATCAGCACCTTTCAGTGTCAAAGACGTGAAGGAATCAGTGTTTGATTTCAATCGAGGAACCATCTACAGCAATCTTCAAAAATTTGTTGAATGGAAATATTTCGAACGTGTTGGGAAAAATCATTACAAGGCAACTCAATACGCAAAAGACATCCTGAATGTTAAAGGGGAGCTGAAAGCATGATCGAATTTGTAGATTACACCTCAATGATGAAGCTGCGTAGAGCGTACAACCTCGGTACTCGTAATGAAGAAACAAGAGCAGCAGCGAACCTCTATGAGAAATTAAGAAAGCTGAAAATGCTAGACCAGCTTAAGCAGGAAGCCATTACTAAACGTTACAAGGAGGCGGTATGAGCATGATCGTATTTCCATTAAAGAAGGCGGAAAAGTTAGATCGACTTTGCTTGTGTATTAATTGCGGAAAGCTATTTGTTGATGCTGTTGATAGTAAAGACCTTGGCATTTGTTCACTTTCTTGTGGCTATGCATTCCGCGGAATTAGTTGGAGTGACTTCCTATGAAGCCAGAACAGTTTATTCGTGAGCAAGGATTGGATAAGGCGCGAGAGGTTGTTGAAGGCATCCCAAGTAAATATATGGAGTGCTACTACTCAACATTGTGTTACTGCACCAAAGCAAAAAAGTATTCAGATCGTTTTAATCCGAGAATTGAGCTTGTGAACATGGCTGACCTCAAGCGTCTGGTGGAGTCTATTGATTTAGTAAATAGCTTAGGTGGAATAAAAGCAGCACGTTCAGAAGCTCATAAAGATTGTTTTGTATATAACCAGCCATTGCTAGCCGCTATTGCCGCACACGAATCAATATACGGAGGCGGGGATGAGTAAAGTTCACAATTTAAAAACTGATCCAGAAGTTTTTCAAGCTGTTGTTGATGGTCGTAAAACATTTGAGATTCGTTTCAATGATCGAGATTTCAAAGTTGGCGATGAGCTGATTTTGCTTGAGACGATACATTCAGGCGAGCAAATGAAGCAAGGCATGCCGCTTCTATATTCAGGCAATGAACTTCGTAAAACCATCTCTTATGTCTTAAGCGGGTATGGGCTGCAAGAAGGATGGGTAATTTTAGGGATTAAAGGAGCCAGCCATGAGTGAGTTTAAAGCAAAAGACATCGTCGCCATGAATGTGCCTACTCTGCCTGAGCCAGTTGGGAGCTTACAAGAATTGCATCCAGAGTTTGCAAAAGTCTTGCACGAGAACTTTCTAGAGTTGCTAGGCGACGACTCCCACATAGAAAACCACATAAGCCCGCTGTGTAAATCAAAGGATGTTTGAGATGGATAAACAAAGAGAAGGTTTCGAAAAGGCTTATGAGCCTAACCCGAATAAGTCGCCATTCACTGAAGTTAAATTTGATGAAGTGGCACGAGTCTATAAGCCATTAGATCAATTCAATCCTCGTATAGCATCTTCTTTAAATGCTGCTTGGTATGGATGGAGAATCCGACAAGCAGAGGTTGATGGACTGCAAGCGAAAGTGGAGGAGCTGCAAACCCAATTATCGCTACAACGTCAAAGAGTAAAGGCTTTTGAAGAAGAGCTTACTAGTTCACGTAACTATGGTGACGAGCTGCAAAAGCGGGTGGATGCTGCTAAATACTACATGAAAAATATTTTCAGCGGTGTTGCCGAAGTAGACCAGTGTCATCTTGGTGACTTGCTGGACATTTTGGATGGGGAAATTGTTGACGAGTTGGAGCAAGCGCTCAAGGGGGATCAATACGATGAACATCGCAAGAAAGCAGAAGAGGCCATCTCAAAAGGTGCAAGCCTAACCAACCATAGGATTGAGCTATGACAACATTCAAAGAGGCTCAACGCATTAGATCAAAACCAGTGGCGCGCTCAAGCGTGTCATTGAAGCATAGACAAGGTGTTAGCAAAGGTGAAGCAATGCTTTGCCGTCAGCTAGATGTGATGAAAATCGCTTATGAGCAGGAGTTTAGATTCCATCCTGAGCGTAGATGGAAGGCAGACTTTCGAATTGAAGGTTATCCAATCCTAGTTGAAGTAGAAGGCGGTGCATTCAGTAATGGTCGTCATACACGAGGCGAAGGCTACACAGCAGACTGCGAGAAATACTCAGTTGCAGCTATTCATGGATGGACTGTAATTCGTGGCACTACAAAGCAAGTGCAAGCAGGCTTGGTGCTCAATTGGATTGAAGAAGCAATGAAACGGATGAAGGTGACGTGATGAGAAAAAGAACTGATTATGGATTGCTATGGATTTTATTTGGTGTGCTTCTGTTTGGGTTAGGAATCGGGGGCACTTTAATTAACGCAAAAATGGTTTGTCAAAAACAAGAAGTGTTCTGGATTAGAGGCACTCAATACAGTTGTTCAATATTTAAATAGGGTTAGGTGACGGTATGAAATCAAAGGTAGATGTAGATGCATTAAAGCTCACACTCCAATGGCAAGGATTCTTTCTAAAGGGTTGGTTTGAAGATCAGTGGTGTGACCTCAAGGACTATGCGGAAGCTTCTTTAAGGCTGCTTCTAATCATCTTGAGAATTTTATTTTCTCCCCTTCTCATTATTTATGTCATTTGGCAGACCAGAAAAATGTATGAACAGATAGCGAGCGGAGAAGCCAACAGAGAAAAAGTCAGAAATCACATCAAGAAATACGGCAAGTAAGGGGAAAGAGATGAATGCGGCAGTAAATCACATTATGCAAACAACGGACTGGACTAAATACAGTCTAGAAGAATGGCTTTATCAATTTGGGGCTTGGATGTACTCCAATTCTGGAACGTGTGGGAAAAGCATAAACCCGATTGCTGTCGCTATGGATCAGGCTGCCAAGAAGCGCAAGCAGGAGGTGAAGGACAAAGAGCAGATCATGGCAGATTGGCTGTGTTCTGATGATCCAGTTATCCCTAAAGGTCGTGGGCGTATAACATGTGAAATTACAGATAATGAAGCGCGTGCAGTTCAACGCCTCATCCTGGATATGCAAGGGCAGTCTGAAATCCTTGATGAGTGGTTGGATGCTGTGATTGATCGCTATCTTTATGGCAACTCATGGTCAGACATGGTGATTAAAGTAGGGCGTGTAGATAACCCAACCATTCTCCGTACCCAACACGATGCTCGTGAAGATGTTCGCTGTGGTTTAGCAGCTATGCATTGTAGATACCCATTCATTCGTTTTGACTTAAAGAATAGAGACAAGTAATCAGGTTGACCTTGCGCAAGTTATATGGCATATTTATGTTAGAGTGGTGCGAAGTGTAAGTAAGACATCACTGGATTAGTTAGTAACCCTTGCAACATAGGCAAGAAGGCGAAACTAGATCAAAGCCTGTCATTAAGTTGATGGGCTTTTTGCTTTTATGCCCTACGAGCTTAGAACATTGGATTCCGATGTGCTGGACTGGATTTCTAGTCGATGCTTAAACGTAGGGCTATTTTTTTGGAGGTCCACATGCTCCGAATCATCAGACAAGTATTCTGTTTTCATGTTTGGGAATATGAATCCGACATGTTTAATCAGAAAGAATGCAGAAAGTGTGGAAAGATTAAGTGTTTATAGCCCTGTCGTTTGACGGGGTTTTCTTTTTTGGGGTGATTATGAAAGCGCAGAAATTAATTGAAAAGCTGGGCAAAGCGACTTGCTGCAATAAGAAAATTACCCTGCGTAAGATGCGGCTATCCTCACTCACAAGCGGCTCATTCTAATTCTGGTAAGCATGGCAAGGGAAAAGGAATAAAAGCCTCAGATGCGTTTACAGTGCCTCTCTGTCATAAGTGTCATTTCCTATTCGATACCTACCAATTAGGCACAAGACAAGAATCAGAAACCATGTTTGAGTGGTGGTTAAAAAAGACCGAGTTAATGTTAAAAATAGATACAAAATCAGACGATGTTTTCTAATTAAATCATGTGGTTATGGTATAATTTAACTCTATAAATCAATGGTAAATTCTAATGAAAATTAGCCTAGAAATTGATGTGCCAGAGTTTGATTGGATTGATACACCAACATTGTATAGAACGCCAATTGGTGAGTTTAACGACATCCAAGAAGTTAAAGAAATTGGTCGCTTGATTGAATACCTGCAACGGCTAGATGAAATTGAATGGATTATTAACTCTAACCATCAACATGTTCGACATCCATTTTGTCGCGAGTTAATTCGTGATCGACTTCGCTTCATTCCAGAGAATCAAATTTACTGGTTTGGTGAACAGCTTAGCTACTTTTTACAAGACTTTGAAAAGAGAACCGGTCGCAAGTTCGAAGAATATGAATACAAATATCAAGTCCTTTCAAATGGCAAGAAGATTCAATTTAAAACATTCTCAATGATGTTTGATACTGAAGAAGCGGCTTTGCGTCATATAGCAAAGGTCTATACATCAAGAAGTGATTTTAAGTTTGAGAAAGTTTAAGCCACCCTCGGGTGGTTTTTTATTGCGAGGTCAAAATGAAAAGTAGTGATATTGCAAATGTTATTGTCATGGTGGCCTTCCTTATTTGTATGGCTGTAATAAAGGTGTACGGCAGTTAGTGAGGTCAAAATGGAACCACGATTCGTCATCAAAAACCATTCTGACATCAACTATGTAATTGGATATCTCAATACTAATCATGCAAAGGCAGCGAACGAAGGGAAGCCCTTGGTTGTTACTATTACTTGTAAGCAAGAAAGCCTTTCAGCAGCACAACGAAGATTATATTGGCTCTGGATGACTGAATACGGAAACTATAGAGGTCTGGATAAAGAAGAGGCCTCATCATTCTTTAAATACAAATATCTTTCAGTAATTTATAACCGTGACAATGTTGGTGAATATCCTGAAACCTTCAGGACTATGAAGGAACTCAAAAAGACGGGTGCAAGCCAATATGAGGCTTTGCGGCAGTTTGTTGCTAACAGGATTAGCATCACAGAAGCAACAACAAAACAGATGAAAGAGTTCTTAAATGATATCGAAATCTTTTGTCTAAAGGATGGTGTGAAGCTCACATGTCCAGATGATCTTAAATATGTGATGGAGCATTAAAATGCTAACGTTAGAAAACACAGTGGCAAGCCTGTCTAAAGATGAAGCTCAAGATATTATCCATAGTGCAAAAGACCTTACAGAATCAGAAAAGATAAAACTTGTGGATATGGGTTGGTATCGTGACTCAAAAGGAGGTATGTGGCCGCCAACTAAAGGGGATATAATCAGTTTCCCTATTAAAAGAAGTGACCTCATGCCAAAAGAAAATCCAATAAACCAAACCAATCTTGCTATTGCTGCTTTATCTGCAAGCTTTGCTAATGCAATGAATAAAATTGACCCTCAGTTTTCAACTCTATTCTTAGAGGAAATAGAGAATAGATACCATGAACTACGTGAGATGGAGTTGGTGCACGTTGAGGCAATGGAGACCTTAACTTGGACCCGAGAATTTATTCAGAATAAGTAATAAGAGCCCTCTTCGGAGGGTTTTTTAATGGGTGTCGTTATGGCCTGTAAAGGATGCGAGGAACGTCGTGACTGGATCAAACAACAATTCGAACTGTTTAAAGAAAGATTGCAGTTGCGGAAACAAAGAAGTACTACATCTGCTCACTCAGATAGTGGAGCAAAACACAACACTGATTCAGCAGGTAGCACAGAAGGATCAAGTGATACTGGCAGCACTGGAACAGAACAATGAGTTGCTTATGCAGTTAAGCGAACAAGAGTCTGTTGTGGCGTACAGCAATAAGACGTTGGATTGAGGTGAATCATGGTCAAGCAATTAAGTGTTGCGAATATTGAATATGCAGGTGGTAAATCTGCAAAAGGAACAAAGGTAAAGCTAAGTGATGGTAGTTACTTGGCAGGTGTTAGCTTTGTTGAGACTACAGTAGGTGTTGATCAGGTGGCAGAAGTTCTTATCCGATTGACTCCAGACTTTGAGAATCCAAATGAAACTACAAACACTCAAGCCGAGATTGCAAATACAACGTGCCTCAAGTAAGAACAATTGGGGTTCAGGTCGTGGAGGTCGTCCTTGGCGTAGACTCAAGGCAAAGATACACCTAAGAGATAAGTACACATGCCAATGCTGTGGTGTAGTCACCATGGAGCTTGAGTTAGATCACATCGTTAATATTGCACAAGGTGGCAATGATGATGAATCAAACCTACAGAGCTTGTGTGTACCATGCCATAAAGAGAAGACATTGAAGGAGAGTAGACAATGAACAATGAAGAACTACTAGAGCAACTTGAATCAGTTGCTAACTTTATGCGTGGCATGCAGTTTGATCCACGTATCCCACAAGAAGCCAAAGAAGCTTTGAGTTACCGCGCTCAGAAGATTGATGAACTTGTAGAGAAATATCTAGAAAATTAAATTTTTCTGCAAGATACCATGGGGGGAAGGTGTTTCTTAAAAATCAAAAAATTACGGACACCGCCCGCCCTCTCACTTATAAAAAAATTTCCCATTTCATTAAAAGTTAAAGCAAAAGTTAAAGGTGATCCAATGGCATTAACCGAGAAAATGAAAAAGTTTGCTCGCGCCATTGTTGATGGTGCAACAAACAAAGAAGCTGCTATTTCAGCAGGTTACGAAGAAAAGACTGCTTCACAGCAGGGTTCAAAATTAAGAAATAATTCTGAGATTATTGTCTACATTGAAAAGTTAAAGGCTGAAAAAGAAGGCCGAACTTTAACTCCTGAGAAACCAAAAGTTAAAACTGAAAATAGTGGTGAATATGACAATCCTTTGAATGACGACGACTATGCAAAGGATGACCCACTTCAATTTCTAATCGATGTCATGAACAAAAGTGACGACATGTTCTTGCGCTTCAATGCAGCGAAAGCAGCCCTTCCATACGTCCACGGCAAAGTGGCCGAAAAGGGCAAGAAAGAAACCAAAGAGGATGCTGCTAAAGCTGCAACAAAATCTGGCAAGTTTGGCACTTTAAATAATCAGTTGCCTAGTTAAGTGGTATAATTAATTCAAACTTATGAGGTGCAATATGGCTGATTATTTAGAACAAATAGATGGGATTGTTCGCAATCAAATAAAAGAAGCACTAAAGAATTTTGAACCACAATTATCTATCTTAGAAAGCAAAGATGATCTTTTAGCATTCGCGTACAACAATGATTATGATGCATGTGTTGGCTACAAGAAATTATCAGAGTTAATTGTAGAAGAACTAGGTGTTGTGGATGATCACATTGAAGGCATTAATAACTTCGAAAGCTTGTGGTTAAAATTGAAAGATGAGGTTGAGCAAGCAATAGCTGATGCTAAGAAAAACCTAGAGTGAATAAAAACCTATTTAAATAGCCGCCTACGAGGCGGTTTTTTATTGGACAAAATAAATGACCGCAATGCTTCCAGAATGGACAACCGCTTGCCCAGACTGGGAGGAGCGTATTGTCAATAAACAATCGCTCATGCCTTGTGAGCCATTATTTCCACAAGTTGCAGATGTAGCTGAGCGCATATTTAAAGAATTGATTCTTGTGGATGTGATGGGTAGCCCAAAGATGGGTGATGTCACATTGGAATGGGTGATTGAGTTTGTTCGCGCAATCTTTGGTGCATACGATCCAAGAACTAAACGCCGATTAATCCGTGAGTTCTTCCTTCTAATTTCCAAGAAGAATACAAAGTCTACAATTGCAGCAGGTGTGATGCTTGTTGCTTTGTTACTGAATGACCGCCTTTCTGCTGAGCTAATTATCTTGGCACCTACTAAGGAAGTCGCAGACAATAGCTTTAACCCTATTCGTGACTTTATCCGCGCAGACGAAGAACTGAGTGCAATGATCAATGTGTCTGAGCACACAAAGACTGTAACCCATTTGGGTACAGGTGCGACGCTTAAAGTTATTGCAGCAGAATCTAACGCCGCAGCAGGTAAAAAGGCCTCGATCATTTTGATTGATGAGGTCTGGCTATTTGGTAAACGTGCTAATGCTGAATCAATGTTTCGTGAAGCAAAGGGTGGTTTAGCATCACGTCCAGAAGGCTGTGTGATTTATCTTTCTACCATGTCAGATGAAGTGCCGTGTGGTGTATTTAAGCAGCTTTTAGACTATGCCCGTGATGTGCGTGATGGAATTAAAGAAGATAAAAGCTTTTTGCCTCTTATCTATGAGTTCCCAAAGTATTTAGTTGAAGCAGGCGAACACTTAAAACCTGAAAACTTTTACATCACAAACCCAAATTTAGGTGCATCGGTTGACCTTGAATATCTCATTTCAGAGTTTAAAAAGGTTCAAGATGCTGGCGAAGAATCACTTCGAGATTTCTTGGCCAAACACTTAAACATCGAAATCGGCATGAACTTACGTGCTAACCGATGGGCTGGTGCAGAGTTCTGGAATCAACAAAAACATGTTTTCGGCTTAGACCAACTAATTGAACAGTCAGATGTCATTACGATTGGCATTGATGGCGGTGGGTTAGATGATTTGCTTGGATCCGCGGTTTTAGGGCGTCTTAAAAAAGATCCTCGCATTTGGTGGCTTTGGAACCATGCATGGGCAAATAAGATTGCTTTAGAACGTCGTAAAGAGAATGTCCCTAAATATGAGGACTTCAAATCTGAGGGTTCTCTCACAGTAGTTGACCGCATCGGTGATGACATCGACCAACTAGCTGCAATTGCCAAGAAAGTCTATGACAGTGGCAAGCTCAATAAGATCGGACTAGATCCATTGGGCTTAGGTGGCCTTTTAGATGGCTTGCTTGAGGCAGGCATTCCAGAGGAAAGCATGTTTGCTGTGCCACAGGGATACAAGCTCATGTCTTACATCCTCACCACTGAGCGCAAGCTAGCAGAAGGAAATCTCTTCCATGCTGGACAACAGCTAATGACTTGGGCAGCAGGTAATGCCCGTGTCGTGATGGTTGGTAATGGTATGCGAATCACTAAACAGGAATCTGGTGTAGGGAAGATTGACCCATTAATTGCCACATTTAACGCAGTTGCTTTAATGAGCCTTAATCCAGTTGCCAAGAATTTAGACATTGATGATTATTTAGAGGACGTCGTGATAGCATGAGCGATTTACAAGACACGGGTTTTTGGACTCGTTTCTGGTCACGATTGACTGGAAGAACTCAATTAAAAAAAGGGGATACTTCATATCCTTTTGATAGTTATATTTCGTCAGGTGGTGCAGTTGTAACGCCTGAGACTGCTTTAAAACTGTCAGCGGTTTGGGCGTGTGTGAAATTACGTGCTGAAACTATCTCAACACTGCCTCTTCAACTTTATGATAGTGAAAAGCGTATAGCTGTTGACCATTATCTTTATCGTATTTTGCATGATTCGCCGAATGCTGACATGTGTGCTAGTGAGTTTTGGCAGGTACAAAGCGCTTGTTTAGACTTGTGGGGGAACTCATTCAACCTAATCACAAAGCGGTCAAATGGCGAAGTGATAGCCCTAGAGCCACTTTTTCCAAGTGAAATGATTGTAAAGCGCAATAAATCAGGTTCAATTGAGTTTCATTACACTGAGAACGGCAAGACCACAATTTATTCTGAAGACAAGATCCTCCACTTTAAAGGATTCACTTTAGATGGGCTTGTTGGATTATCTGCTATCCAATTCTTTGCACAAACCATTGGTATGCAATTTGATGCTAATAACCAAGCACAAGATTGGTTCAAAAATGGCTTAAAAGTTGGTGGATTCCTTGAAACAGGTGAGCAAACACTAACTAAAGAACAACGTCAAAGAATGCGAAACAACTTAGCTGAGTTTAGCCGCCCTGAAAATGCAGGAAAGTACATGGTACTTGAGGCTGGCATGAAGGTGTCAGGTGCAAGCAGTATCCGTATTAATCCTGTTGATGCTCAGTTATTGGAGTCACGATACTTTGGTATTGAAGAAATCTGCCGTGCTTTTGGGGTTCCACCTCAGTTAATTGGGCACACTAATAAGGCTAGTTCATGGGCGTCAAGTCTAGAACAAACCAATCAGGGCTTTTTGACTTATGCACTTAACCCTCAATTAGTGCGCTATGAGCAAACAATCGCTCGTAAGCTACTTTTGCCTCAAGACAAATACAAATACCGTCCTAAATTCTCGGTAGATGGTTTGCTGCGCTCTGACGTAGCTAAGCGTGGTGATTTCTACGTAAAAATGACGCAGAACGGTTTAATGACGAGAAATGAAGCGCGAGAGTTGGAGGATTTGCCAGCATCCACAGATCCAGCGGCCGATAAACTCACGGTACAAATGCAGATGGTGCCACTTGGAGAAAATCAGGGGAATCCTCAATGACTAGAAAAAGTTTTAATTTAGAGATCAAAGCCGTCCAAGAGGACGGTTTTTTTTCGGGCTATGGTGCCGTATTTGGAAATATTGATTGGTATAACGACGTAATTTTGCCGGGTGCATTTACAGCATCCATCGCCAAATGGCGCGCCAAAAATAAGATGCCGCCTGTTCTTTGGAACCATAACGATAGTGAACCTATTGGTGTCTACACAAACATCTATGAAGACGAAAAAGGCCTTTATGTTGAAGGCAAGTTACTTATAGATGACGTCCCAAGAGCCAAGTCTACTCATGCACTTTTAAAGGCTGGCGCTATAGACGGCCTAAGCATTGGCTACTCAACCAAAAAGGCTAATCAACAGACAAATGGCGTTCGCGAATTGGTTGAAGTTGACCTTAGCGAAATCTCGATTGTCACTCAGCCTGCAAATGAGCGCAGC